TCTGTTGCTATTACAGAACCATTATTTCTCACATCAAACACCGACGTAGTGCGAGTTGGATTATTCCATATTTTAAACACCGACCCGGCACTTCCTGTGTAAGACACTTTAGGGTAAAGCCCAAATCCGACAGTTGTCGAACTATTAAGTGCCTGCATTTCTACAAGATATGAGCCACTTATGGTTGCACTTCCGCCTCTCGTTAGTTTTGTATCAGTAGTATCAACAATACCTCGACCAGCAACGATCAATGGCGCGTTTACACTATTGTCTGCATATACTCCACTCGTGAAAAAAGTTTCATTGTCATAATATTGTGATGCAGGACGGAGCGCACTATTCCATGCAGATATAGCCTGAGTTTGAGTAGCGGACGCGGTAGGAGTAGGCATTAGGATAATAGGGGTGGCACCATAGGCCAGGGCAGTGTCTTTCATCCATTTTATATAATCCAGCCAGTTTTGTTGTGTTACCTTGCCATCTACATCGAGGCCGGTTCCGTATGGATCTGTGCTATCAAAGTTCCAGGTGGTAGTACTACCATCGCCTACGAATCCGCTGCTATTAGAATCGTTTATATAGAATTCTATGTAGACATACTGAGGATGATATAAATTCAACCAATATTTGAACCAGTATTTTCCCCACGCGCTCGTCATGCCGCCGCGCCCAACATTGATAATGTCCGCTGGATCTCCACCATCCCCCTGCCACCTGGCCCGGAACCGCTCTGGAGAAGACTTGAGGAAAATGCCACCAGTAAATCTATGTTGCGTCCACGAGTCACCGACGAACATTATTTTACCTCCCTGATAAGCCTTCGGTATAGTGTCAAGATCGGTCTGATACCAGATTGTTTTACCAACTCGGATCGCGGTGTTCTGAGCGTCTGCGGTTACTATCTGCAGTTTGCCGGAGCTGGCATTGGCATAGTTGAATGTGAGCTTCTGAACGCCACCACGGACGAACTTTGTTTGCTTCAATACACCATCTAAATAGAAATTCACTTTCGCATAGCCAGGAAGATTTCGATTTATACCTACCCACGTTTCGCAATAACCGCGCTTTTTGCCCAAATTCACGCTCCACTCTCCGCCCCGATCGGATACCCCACCTTGCTGGATTATGAAGTGGTTGACAGCTATTTGGCTATAATTTATTGTCGCCGTAGTGAGGCTGTAAAGCTGAGGAATAGAAGTACTGGGAATAAACCCGCCCTGCGTGGCGCCGTTGATCGCAACAAAAGGGATGGTGCCGCCATCTTCGGGGAAGAAGCTATACAATTTATAATCCTTCTGCGATAAAGATTTATGATAGTCATAAATCATATCAGCATAACCACGATAACCGTAGTCAGATAGGTGCTGGCCCTGGTAGCTGCTCCAGATGAATTTTATCGTATCGTTGACTAGGTTATATTTCAAAGGCCTGTCGGTGTTATATGTACTTCCCGACTGCCTTACAACGAAGAAGCTGAAATACCTGTCGTCTGATTTTGCATACGCCGCTGCTACGAAGTTAGGAACAAAGTCCGCCATGCCCGTACCGCCAGTGACGGTAAAAGCCGTATCACCAGCAGTACCGCTGACAACTAAATACCGGTCTTCCAGATTGGTCAAGTTCGGAGCCTCAGACGAGATAGCATAGTCCCATGCAGTAAGCCAGTTAGCGGTAAGCCGACCTGCTGGACTCAGCACATACCGATTATCACTTTCTGATTTCGTGTAGTAATCCATATGAACGGCAAGTTCACCGCCGCCGACCATACGGAGATAAAGTGTATCGTGTGACCTTCTTGCAGAATCAAGAATATTCAGACTGGCGAGTAGTTTTTCCCATTTATTCTTGAGACAATTGAAAGAGTAGACTATACCGTCTATCTTAGCAATTCTCCGGCAACTGTCTTTACTGTTTTTTGCAGAGATAAGGGTATCGCTTGGCAAAAGAAATGCTGAATCAGATGCAAGAAAGGGAGCTACCGTATTCGGTGCTTTTTGGTAGTTCTGCGCTAATGCAGAATGGGTAACAAACAAGAGCGCCAACAGCGCAAATAACTTCCTCATATTAGTTTATTGGAGTAAAGGTTGGTGTACCAGTCATCGGTACCTATTCGAGTCGCAATAAGAACGTTGCCAGGATAATTTGTTAAGTTGGTAAACGTGACTTTCGTCTTACCTGGATATGTTGTATTCATGTATGATTTTGTAATGACAACATCGCTATCAATCGGATCGTCTATTTCTACCTCAACAGATGCCGGATCGTTTGACATTGGCTCCCAAGCGCTTATTATTCTATTCCATTTGTATGCAATGCCATTCTTTAACCCTACCGCATTGGCAGTTTCTGGCGCTGGGAATCCATCTGGTATTTCAGGCAATGAAAATTCATTCATCGCGTTGATTTTTCCATCTAACTGCTGCCACAATGCTATTTTTTGAAACTCAGACATGTATGTGGGTTAACTATTATCAAAGACAAAATTATCAGTCGTTCTTATCCTGCGTGTCAACATTTTATCAAAGGCAGGAAACCTATGTTCTTTGGGCGAGATTCACTACCGCCAGAAGCTTGTACAACTGTTGGCAGGCTAACGTTACCACCTGTACTGCTGTTTGATGTCATAATAAAACCGGCGCCGGCCGCATCATCCACACCGTCTGGGAAAACGAGTCCATGGCTGTGGTCTTTGTTCTGATCGTCTTCCCAGTATCCAGCGCGCCCGTCCGCCCGATCGGTATCAATACCACGCCCCCGATCAAGAAAGCGGGGAAATGCACCGCGCAGATCCGGCACACGGAACTTATTCTGCCCTGTTGGACCTGTAGTGAAACAGCCTCTATATGTTGTCGTATCGCTATTCCAATCATCCTCTGTGACGAGGCTTGATCCAACCGACTGGGCAAATGCCCATAGACGAGGGTATGCATCTCGATCAAGTAGTTGCCCCTCAGCTATGACGGTATTTGCCAGTAGCTTATAAGAAATCACCACTTCACCTACTGTCATATAGTTCCCGAAAGAGGCCACAACCTGCCAACCGTCTGCTGCCCTATAAACCCATAAGTTCTCACCTATTCCCATTACAATTTGAGAATATCCCGATCCTCCGAAATAAATCAGTTGCCCAGCAGACGTATTTATGATTGATTGAAAGTTATTATTGATGTTGGTTTCGATAGGTATCAAGGTATTTTCCTCAACATCGCTGAGGTCTGGCAACGTATATACCACCTTGTTGGTACCACCAGAAATATTGATCAACTTTCTTTTGTGCGTATCTGCCCATGAGGTGCTCGTCGTAATCTGTACTATCCCTGTGATAAAAGATCCGGAATTGTTTATAATTTCCGTTTCCCCGCCTTGGAGCTGGATCAGTGTCAGTATGAACGTTTCTCCGAGCTTCATTACAGGAGAAGTGCCGGTAAGAAGAAAACCACCGGTTGAAAGGATATTATACTCTGTAGTCTGTAACATGCCGACGCCGCGGCGCTCCAGGGTGAATTCTTTTCCCGTAATGCTTGGTAGGTCCCACCTTAACGTTTCAGCATGCACCTCGTCAACTGTCAACTCTATGACACCATTGTTTAAAACTGGAGTCTGGGGTATACCCTCTCCGATCAGTTTACTGCGCAACTGATCTATGGTCATGTATTTTGTCTTATAATCACTGATATCCATGCCGCCCAGGATGTCATCGTCCTGGATGTCGCTGAATTTTGGCAGCTCGTTATGCCGAGCGGTAGGTAGGTCCATCACCCCGGAAATCACCTGCCCGGTTGCCGTTATTGTCCCATTAAAATTGACCTGTGCCATTATGATGATTTATACAGTTTACCATCGCTGCCGATGGAAACAGGGGTTAACGTAACGCCCGCAGGTGCGGTACTTATATCGAGTATGACCAGCGTGCCTTGGTCTATTGTAACATCACCAACCAGGTTGTTTTCACTGGCACGGTTATTCAAACCGTTGTTTATATCTGAAATGTCCCGGCCATTTGTATTCATTCCGGAATACAGGTCAGCTATTGGGCCGGTGGTTACCTCGTCACTTACTACAAGCTGGTAGTCGTACATGTCCTCAAAAGATCGCGTAAAGGAGCTTATACGTATCTGTCGGTTGATTTGAAGCTCATCGTCCAGTATATACACCATGTTCCCGATATCGGGCTGAATGCCCCTTTTGCGTATGTATACGGGATCCACTGTGATAGCATACTGAACCCTGGGCTCACTATTTGTGTCCAGCCAGGCCTCCGCCTTGGTCAATAACTCCTGCTCAGCAGCCGTAATGTAGCTTTCCGGCATTTGTATATCCACCAGCACATATAGGTCGCCAATGGCCGGCCGAAACTCCGTGCTCGGCACATCGATGCTCTTCTCATTTTTATTCTTTAAGATGGTAAACTCTCTCAAACCGTTATCGAACTTCTGTATATCGAAAGTGTATCCAGCCAGCTGCCCTGTGTTAAATACCACCTTTGCACTTACTCCAGGTAACAAACATTCATTAACATTGAAGTCCAGCGTCAGGTCCTTAAACGTAAAAGGATTCGCAGCATTGACGGCTGTTACCTTACCGGTACGGCGCGGAAACACGTCATCGAATATTTTATTCTCCTCTACGATACCATATTGGGCAACATTCTTTTCAATGTATATCTCACCTACAGAAAGTGGTAGTTTCAACCTGGTAGAATAATTTCGGTAGTTTGGTGGTATATTCTTCTCGCCGCCGAACGCATACAGACGAGTGATCACCGCAGAATTATCCAGGTTGGACCTACTGATATCGTATAGACCCTTCTCCTTACCTACACGGAATGTATAACCGGTATCTTTTCGCTTTTTTGCCAGGTGGATAGTCTTGCCTTCAACCTTCCATTCCGTATCAAACTGGGTGGCGAGCCTGCCCAGAACTCCCAAACATTTTTCCCCCTGGAATGTCATGTTCACATAATCTGCTGCTATAACCTCACCCTTTTGCCAACCACTACCTACCCTGTTTGCATTCTGTACCAGCAGATCAATAAAAGTACTTGGGTCTCCCATCAAAGAAAAGTCCCCTTGCTGCAGTTCATTGTTCTCATCGAGGAACATGTAATTGATCTTAGCAAGCCCGTAATAATCAGCTTCCAACCTTAAATTATACTCGTAGTAGTATATGGACTCCTTCTTAATTGGAGGTAGAGAGTTGATGTAGTATCTTTCTGCGTATACATCGCAGTAGTCACCAATTTTGAAATCAACATAACTGCTCAAGCTAAATTGTAGTGTAATAATGTTATCCCCCATGACAGCCTTACTCTGTTTGCTGTTCGGGTCCGGCTTGATGGTCGCCACTATCTCAGATCCTCTCTTTATGTCTATGACAATCATGTGATGATAAATTTAACGGCGTCTGTAATCAAGTATACATTACCGCTGTCGAAAGTCGGGTTCTTCTCTACTAATGTGATCTGGAACTTGCACGAAATCATGCCGGCATTGGTCCCCCTTTTTATCCTCGTAAATCGAGCATAACTGGGACAGCTCTTATAGTAGAGATAAAATGACCGACCGAATTCAGCTATCTCCAACCGGCGGAGTCCAGGTTGCCGAAGGATATATATAAACGAGTTGTATTTGGTCCAGAAATCTGCCTCATTTGCTGCCAGGAAGTTGCAACTAAAAGTTGCTTCCCTGCTGGCCAGAAAGACCCTTGATAAGTCTACATCTATTCCATTCTCATCCTTCCAATCATGACTGATGCTATCCTTCCGCTCAGGAAATCTCAACAGGTCGTTGCTACCAGACTCTATTGTAATGCCGAAAGCCAGCCATAAATCGTACCCGTCGATATAATATTGTGCCTGTGGATATGCCATCATCATCTGATTTTAATGCCCTGAGTTTCCAACAGCCTCAAACGGCTATCGATACTATATAAATAAGCTGTATCCCCTTTGATTGCGTTCAACACACTCAAGTTCTGTGTCATCAACTGCAGTTGCTGAATGCCAGTGATACGGAATGCACCAAACTGCCCAGCAAGCAAGTCTGCCTGCTGTTCTGTCATTCCCTTAATTGCACCGGAAAGTGAGTTTGCCCCACCCAAATCGTTTGGATTCTTAAATATTGAAAGTCCGGCCTGCTCAGCGGCGTCCTGGGCCGCCTTTATTTGCTCATTGAACTTATCCGTCAAACCGGAATATTGCGTAAAGAAATTAGTCAGATCATCCTCCCAATTCATGTCGCCATTTTGACCGAAAGACTCTTGCATCTTCTTTTGTAACACATCAAAGGCTTTCCCAAACACCTCATTGAATATCATCTGGGAAATAACGTTGTCCAGTGTCTTCTCCACTGATTCAGCAAATGCCTTTGCAGAATCAGTACCCTGTTCAAACGCGTTCACCAAGGCATCACGCAGATTACCACCCAGGTCACCGGCGAGATCAGTAATAATGGATTTTATCTGCTCATTTGCCTTATCTATAGCAGCCTGCCAGTCGAGTGTATCTTGTATCAGAACCTTTGTTGAATCACTTACCAGGTTGTTATTGATAAGTGTCTGGGCGAGATCTTTATTGATTTGCAAAACTCCATCATCTGTTTTCTGAACCAGTTCAGGAAATTCCTCGAGAAGTGCCACATAGGAATCCTTTTTCTTTTTACCGCCAAATAGGCCAACAATTCCACCTACTATAGCACCTGCGGCAGCACCGATTGCCGTACCAATAACAGGCACAATGGATCCTACTGCTGCACCGGCGACGGCGCCAGTTCCTACACCAGATAGTATAGACTTTGTATCTATTGCGTCTCGTTTACCAGCGATCGCCTGACCATATGACAATGCCTTGATTGCTTCTTGATATTTATTTTGCGCATCGGTCAGAGCATTGATACCATCCCTAAGTTGCCCCTGGTAGTTTACCAGGAATACGTTATCCTTTAACTTTGAGTTGAGTAGTATCGCCTCATTCAATGCTAGATTATATTGCAACTGTTGATTTATCAATCCCTGGGTAAATTCCTCCTCTATCCTTGCCCTCTCGGCAGCAGAATTGACAACCATTCCAATCAGGGATATAGCTGCTGCGATGCCGGTTCCGATCTTGTCAACATCTGAAGTACTCTTACTGAATACTTTCATGAGGTTATTGGACTGACTCAACATCTGTCCGAGACCAATAACAGTGTTGCCAAAACCAGCGTTTACTTTGCTGATATCAATACCCAGGTTGATCAGTTCACTGCCAATTCCTTGAAGGAGGTTCGCTATTGCTTCCCAATTTTTCTTCACGCGCCCCTCGTCGAGGTTATATAGTTCATATTTTGTCTTCTCAAGCTCTTTATTGAGTTCCTCAGCCTGTTTCTTTGCTTTTTCCTGATCACCGGTAGGCGCCAACGATTTGATGACGGCAATCTGGTAGGACTGGTTTAATGCATTTATGTTATTAATTATTATTTGCCTCTGGGCTTTGTATTTTTGAAGGTCGTTTGAGTTGGTATTATTTAATACTTTCTCCTGGGAGAGGTTTGATTTTTCAGCTGCGGTCTTGAATGTAGACAATTGCCTGTCAAGCCACTTATCAGCGTAGCGATCATCCACATTTTTCTTGTCAACGAGTGCTTTATTGTGTATTTCCTTGATCTTCTGGGCTAGTCTAGTTTCATCTTCAATCTGGCTCTGAGCCTTTGCTATTTCCAGGTTTGCTTCTTCATCAATTACTTGCTTCTTTAAATCAAGTTCATCTTGCGACCATTTCTGGGATGCTGCCAGCTTTTCATTAAGTGTAGCAATGTGTCCGCTGATTTCTGCTTCGGATGCGGCAAAGTTATATTTCTGTGTAAGTTCAAAAATAGCCCTATCCTTATCTGCATTAATTTGTTCTATCTTTGCTGCATTCTCGTTAGCATCTACTATTTCCTTTTGTGCAGCTAATTCAATCAATGCCGTGCGCGCATTAAACTCATCGAACGTACCTTTTTTAGCAATATCTAATTTCGCCTTTGCATAGCTTTCCTGATCCTCAATAGCTTTTATTTGAAGTTGCTTATTAACATCATAAGTTTGTCTGGTAGCATCATCATTAATCTTTTGAATTTCCCCAGATGTAAGATTTACGTCTGCCAGAGCGGCTTTCCTGCGGGCGTCAATTGCATTCAGTTCCGCCCTTAATTCCGCTTCAGACCCCTCCTTGGCAGCGGATACCCTAGCCTCTGCGAAAGCAGTTGCAGATCTAATAGCTGCTTCCCTTGATCTTCTTGCTCGTTCTGCGTTAAGTTCATCATTCTTAGCCCCAGTATCGTCCACCAGATCGAAAAGGGACTTTGCATAGTCGTAAATGGCGTGGATATTCTTAAGCTGGCTTTCCAGTAGCTCCAGTTGCTTCTCTTGCTCCTTGGTCCTGGTGCCTTCAGGCATTTCTGTTATCGCCAGCTTTTGATTAAGCAGGCTTTCCAACTGAGCTTCCATGATCCCCAACCGCTGTTTATCAACGCCCAAGAATCCAAGCTGCTTTACTGCCTCCTCACGGGCAACCGAATTCGCCTTTATTTTGAGGTCTAAAATTTCGCGTTCTGATCTCCCCTGTGCCTGAGCGAGAGAAACCGCATCTTCATATCTATTCACCCTGTCTGCACCTGCCTGGCCTTGTACTTTAGATAACTCGTTAAGCACTTCAGCAGCCTCGGTCAACGCTTTATTTAACTTTATTACCTTATCTGTTTCATCTTCTGTATGTTCGATGAAGTAGCCAATAGCTCCGACGACAGCGGTGATTGCTACAATAAAGGCGGCTACGGGGTTTGCTGCAATGGCAGCATTTAAACTCCACTGGGCAGCCGCGGCGCCCTCTGTGGCCGTCGCCTGGGCAGCTTCCGCCCCTGCCGCTGCTGTCGCCGCCACAGCCTCTTCTTCTGTAGCAGTAGCGGTGAGCTTACGATAAGTAGCCAACAAAAACTGATTAGCAGCACTTTCTTTGTTGAGCAAATTGAGGAACTGCTCCACACCTCCGACAATAGTGAGTACGGCGAATAGTTTAGCCATCGTCTGCTGCAACTGTTGATTACTGCCGGAAAACAAGGCTACAGCCGAACTGACAGCAGTATAGGCACCCACGAGGCCATTGAGACCTTCTTTAGTAGCAGCCAGTCCAGAAGGAGGCTTGCCTGACTGGTTGATCTCGTTCTTTACGCTTGCAATCTTGCTCTGTAATTCAGAAGCTTCATCTACTAATTCCTGAAATCCCAGATCTCCTGGATCCATATTGGCCAGTTCCTCTTTTATTTCTCTCAACCTTGCAGACACAGATTGGGCTTGTTCGTCAAACCCTGATAATTTGTTTGTTATCTGCTCAATTCTTGCCGCTGTCTCTGACAAAGACTCACTATATTCCCTGGCGGATGCCTCTTCAGGGCCAAGACTCAAGGCTTCCTTTAGACGTGTGGCATAGTCTATAAGCTCTTTTAACGTGGACTTAAGCTGATCCTCTGAAGCAGTAGATAAATCAATGCCAGCCGGTGCGGAGCCAACCTGCCCAAACCCGGGTGAGCCATTGAGCTGCACCATTTTGGCCTGAACAACGTCAAGCTGATGATAAATATCTCCCAGCTCATCCTTGATTTTTGTCAATGCTTCAGGAGTAGTATTTACACTCAGTGCACTCTCAAGTTGATCCGCTTTAGCACTTAATGTATCAAACTCCCTGGTGAGTTCACCAAGGGGAGTTAAGGCCCCAGTAGCAGCCTCCTTTATAGCGTCTAGTGAAGCTGCAGCTGTATTATCTTCAGCAGTTTGTTGTTTAGGCAATATAACAGTAACCGCAGATGGGGTGGTAGGCTGAGAAGGTGTGCCTGATGGACGGTTTAGGTCTGCTTTTGAGGATAAATCGGTTATCTCTTTAAGCTTCTCTATAAAAGCCGCTGCGGCATCTGAATTTTGAACAAAGGCGGCCGTGTTTTCCTGAAGAAAAGCGAGGAGTATCTTCAGTCCTTCGGTATCGTTTGCAACATTAGCAAGTTGTTGGTCAAAATCTTTAAGGGCATCTTGCCCAGAGACAGAAGTACCTAAATCATGAAGTAATGCCGATAGCTCCTGAAACTTCTCGTCAAGGTTCTCGATGGGTGTCGAATCAAATGAATTTGCTACTGTGGATGCCGTCTGATATAATGCCTCATTAGCGACATTGGCAGTATTGATAAGTGATTGCAAAGCATCCTTTATCTCATTCACTGCATTGACGGTACTTTCACTATCTACTGATATAACTTGAGGCGCAGGTGCTGCCTCTGTAGGCTGGTTAGGAGCAAGATTTGGTGTATTACCGGGAGTATTGGACGCATCTGCATTCGCCAATTCCTGAATCTCTTTCAGCTTCTCCACGAATGCGGCTGCAGCTACTTCATTTTGTTGGAATGCGTTTGCATTCTCTTGAAGAAAGGCCAGGATTATCTTTATCCCTTCGGCATCATCAACTAC